CGCGGCTATGCAAAAGTTAGATTTAGTGAAGAGGAATTTGCATCGTCAAAATTTAGAGATATTAAAAACGGAATTATCAGAAATATTTCTTTTGGTTATGTCATAAAAGATAGTGAACAGAAGAAAGGATCTGAGGACGTAGTGATTCGTAACTGGGAAGCTTTCGAGATTAGTGCGGTTGCAATTCCCGCTGATGCTTCGATTGGGATAAATAGATCTGCTGTTTCTACTGTTTCTACGCAGAAAGAAGATAATATAGTGCAAGAGCGTAAAACCTCAGCGTCTTCTGACGCATCGTCAACCCCTAGTTCATCAAAAGATCAAATGACCACATCCAAAGAAGCCTTGGAGGTGCGTTCAGAAACTGTTGACACTCAAAAAGTGATCAAAGCTGAGCGTTCAAGAATCCAAGAGATTCAAACTGTTGCTGAAAAATACAATCTTCAAGATTTAGGCGAAACCTACATTAAAGAAGAAAGAACAGTTGATGAGTTTAATAAGGCTGTTTTAAGAGAGTGGAAGCCAGAGGCATTAGCTCCAAAAGCTGACGCTACTGACATCGGATTAGTTGAAAAAGAAGTTCGTAGCTACTCATTCTTGAGAGCGCTTAACTATCTTGCTAACCCTAATGATGCTGCTGCTAGAGAGGCGGCAAGTTTTGAAATTGAGGTTTCTGACGCTGCTGCTGCAAAGCGTGGCAAGGCATCTGCTGGTATCACAATTCCTAACGATGTCTTAAGAAGAGATCTTGCAACTACTCCAAACACAGCGGGTGGAGATCTAGTCGATACTGTCCTCGACAGCGCAAATTTCATTGACTTGTTAAGAAATGCAAGTGCATTAGGTCAGGCAGGCGCGCGAATCTTAACGGGTCTTTCTGGTAATTTGGCGATCCCAAAACAAACAGGAAGCGCAACCGCCTACTGGGTAGCGGAATCAGGTTCACC